ATCCATAGGTATTTCATCAATACCAAAATACCCACACTCACTATGTTCTCCACCATCAGCGGCGTTTTCTAAATCAGGATAAATTTCTTCATCAACCTCAAGTGAATACACATACATGAACCCTTTTAAGTAAGTCCCATCTTTATTATAACGATCAATAAATCCAACTAAATCTAAATTACCATCAACTTTAAGATTTGTTTCCTCATAAAACTCTCTACGAGCAGCTTCCTCAGGACTTTCACCCTCTTCAATCCCACCACCAGGTATTGACCAAACACCAGGTAAAGTATTGTCGCTACTTCTCTTACATAACAATACCTTATCATTACATTTAACCAATATACCTGAAAATCTTTTATTTTTCTTCATGCGTTCTATATTTATAAATATGGAAATAATAATAAACAATAATCTTTTTAATGTCAAATCTGCAATAACAGATAAAGATATTCAAGAAGGAATGCAAGGTAAAAAATTTGATGATAATTTTAATGGTATGTTATTCATAATGGTCGAAGGCGTTCATTCCTTTTGGATGAAGGATTGTCTAATCTCTTTGGACATCCTTTTTATATCAGACGGTAAAATTCAAAGAATTTACAGTGACTGTCCTCCTTGTCGGGAACAAGATGATTCAAATTGTCCCCGATATGAAGGTGTTGGTGATATGATCTTAGAGATCAATGGTGGTGATTGTATCAAGTATGATATCACTGAAGGTGATTCAATTTTGATTAAAGAGTGATTTTTGATCCGCAAAAACACTAACTCTTTCCAAAGCAATTTTAGCGTAATTAGAACTTAATTCAATACCTAACCATCTACGGTCTAATATCTCCGCAGCAACTAATGTTGTACCTGATCCTGCAAATGGATCTAACACTACATCGTTTTTGTAGGATAATATCTTAATCGCTTTGGTTGGTATGTCCATGGAGAAGGTCGCCTTGGTGAGTGATTTTGTATCTGCAAAATAATTCCACTGACCAAAAACAAGCTCCATAAATTCTTTCTTATCCGTTTCCTCATACACAACTTTTTTCTTTAATGTCCCATCTTCTTGTTCGATCTCGGTTGGGACTCCCTTCCATTGTGGTTCACCCTTAACTTTCTTAATGTGATGTTTCTTGTAAGCCAAGATTACACACTCTTTTGGGTTATAGATGTATGGGCTAGATGGTGACATCCATGATCCCCACGCAGTAGTTTTAGATCTATGTGGCGAATCTTCTTCAAGGTCAACGATCCCAAAAAATTCATAACCAATCTCTTTCATAATTTGCCACATCTCAGATACGAAGAATATTCTTCCACCTTTCTTCTGTCTATTAATTTCATAAGGAATGTTAAGTGCGATACGCCCATCATCCTTTAATAACCTATATGCCTCACTTAACCAATTTTTGGCAAACTCCACATACTCATTGAACTCAACATCGTCTTCATGGACATCATAAGCAATCCCAACCCCATAAGGTGGTGATGTTACAATTAGATCCACAGACCCTTCAGGTAATGTTTTCATTACCTCTACACAATCTCCGTTTATTATTTTTCCTGTTTCTATCATATTCTTATATTATACTCTCTAATAAATCCCACACTTCATTTGAAAACTCCTCGAATAGGTCTCCGTCCTCGTCATCAGATAAATCAACAATATATTCATCCACACAAAAATCTACAATTATTTCGTGTATCTCACCTAATGTTTGATCATCATTTTTCAAACCCTCATATTGATTTAGGATCTGATTTTTTTGTTCTTCTGTTAATTTCATTTTAATTATATTTTATCGTATAAAAAAAGTACTAATCCAAATATTATTACAATAATAATGGACCATCCAAATACTTTATAATTTCTTTTCACTTGTTCTTCTGATCGTCCTTGCCAATCATTATTATTCCAAATCATAACATATTAGATATTACTTGAGCTAATTTATAACCTGTGAATGCCCCTATTGCCGCCGATCCCGGTAAAACAATAAACTTACCCAACATAGTTTCATATTTCTTTCTATTAACAATATACGAAATTAATATGTAATAAACAATATAGTTAAACAACACTAAAAAGTCCAGTTCTTTCGCCGCAAAAACTACAATTGAATTTCCAAGGAACCCCCACATAAAATTGATGAGAGTTTCACGGATAAGTTCAGCCGGAGTTGTTATTGCGTCCAACACATTTATTTCTTTTGTTAATCCTTTTTTATTTTTCATTTCCATAATGTTCTTCTAAATAATCGTAAAGATTTTTAAACTCAATAGTTTTATCTTTATTTAAATAATAAAATTTCATTTGTTTTGAGTTTAACCCATATTTTTTATCGTGACCCAACCTATCTTCAACGTGTTCTATACGTACATCTTGATTAAGGATTGATCCGATTGTTTTAATAATATCCAAATTCGTTACTCTGAAACCAGTACCAATATTCATAACTCGGTTAATAATCTCACCATCAAACATTAAATCACAAATAACTTTAACATTATCATACACATACATCCACTCTCTTACTTGTTTACCATCACCGTAGATCGGAATTGGTTTACCTTGTTTAATTGATCGTGTAATAGTTGGGAGAAATTTTTCCTCAAATTGATGTTCCCCAAAATTATTACAGGTTCTTGTTATTAAATAAGGTAACCCATAAGTTCTATTAGCGGATATTACTAACATATCAGATGCTGCTTTAGTTGCAGAATAATACGAACTTGGTTTTATTTCATTTGTTTCAGTTGCCGTATGATTAATAGCGAAATGTTCATCCATATCTCCATACACTTCGTCCGTTGAGATGTGTATAAACTTTTTTAGGTTCTTGTTTTTTCTTGATATCTCTAATAAATTAAAAGTTCCTTCCACATTTGTTCTCACAAATGGTAACCCGTTTTTAATTGAATTATCAACGTGTGATTCCGCAGCAAAATGAACAATATAATCAAACTCACCCAACTCATCACTTGTTACATCACAAATGTCTTTTTGTAAAAATGATACATTGTGTTTAATATTCATTCTACTTCCAGCATATGTTAGTTTATCCACACAAAGAACATCACATTCAAAGTTGTCTAATAAGTGATTTATAAAGGCGGAACCTATAAAACCCGCACCTCCTGTTACAACTATTTTCATTTTTTCTCTAATGTTTCTATGTGATGTTGCAAGTACCATAACGCTTTCTTAAGGTCCTGCAACTCTTTATCAGATTCTTTCTTACCGGCTCTTGAGATATACTTAACCGTATTCCCCAATGAGAACCCTAATTCCCAAGCATCGATTACTTTGATTGCTTCGTAAGGATTATTTTCACCACCATAATGTTGGGGGTGATTAACTTGTTCTACTTTTGGTGTAGGACACTGACAAGGTCCTGTTCCACCACATACACATCCATTTTCCATTATTCCTCCTCTCTATATTCATTTAATAAATCATCATTAGACATTGTACCATATTTTCCACTAAGACCATCCATATCAACAAATGAGGTCATCATATGTTTTGTATGATAGATTTGTTCGGTTAAATTAAGTGATTTAACAATCTCTTGAATAATCTTATATGGATCAGCGTTTGATCCTGGTCTACGGTCTTCAATATATCCCTTCCATTCGTTTGCTGTATCCTGAGGAACTCTAATTGATGCCCCACGATCAGATACCCCCCAACTAAATTTATCAATTGATTGAGTTTCAAATTTACCCGTTAAACGTAATTGATTGTCCGAACCATAAGCATTAATATGATCTTCGTGTCTTGTTTCAAAAGCCGAAAATAATGACATAAAATATCTTTCATTACTCTCATCTCTCATCATATCCGTTGAGAAGTTTGTATGTAATCCAGATCCATTCCATTCACCAATTCTTAATGGTTTTGGGTGTAGAGTAATCTCATAACCATATTTTTCCGAAACCTTATGTAAGAAATATCTAGCCATCCATAAATCGTCACCACCTTCTAACTTACCTTTTGAGAATACTTGATATTCCCATTGACCTAAGGCCACTTCAGCATTTGTACCGGTTATATTAATACCATAATCTAAACACATATCAGTATGCTGTTCCACAAAATCACGACCAACAACATTTGATCCAACCCCACAGTAGTATTTACCTTGTCCTTCAAGGGATCTTCTGTCATGACCCAAAATTGGTCCATTAGGTTCTTTCATAATGAAATATTCTTGTTCGAAACCAAACCATAAGTCAGAAAATTCCTCAGCAATTTTTGATCTCTCATTTGTTTTATGTGGAGTACCATCAGGATTTAAAACCTCACATAAAACATATACCGTAGAATTTTCTAACGGAAACATTTTTTTGGTATAGATTCTAACAGGGTTTAATATACAATCAGAACTACCAGTTTTCGCCTGATTTGTGGATGAACCATCAAAGTTCCAAATTGGGACTTTTTTATCTTCTCTTAATTGTTCTTTAATTGATTCAAAATCTACGATTTTAACTTTGCTTCTTAAATTTGGTTCAGGATTATAACCATCAACCCATACATATTCTAATTTAACTTTCATTTATTTTCGTTTATATATTTTATTAATTCTTCCTCTGTTTTACCCTCATTGAATAATCTGTAGACCTCTCTTGAGAAATCATCCATTAAAAATGCCGCATCAACATTTAGATATCTCTTAATATTATTGATGTTTCTTACAATATGTTCTTTGGTGAAAATTCTTTTATTGAACCCCATTTAAATTAGATTTAAGGGTTTCGGATTTTTTTTCTGTTAAGCTTTTAATATAAGCCTTTCTGATTTCTCTACCTAACTCCATATCATTTGGTAGATCCTTAATTAATTTTTCAATTAATTTGTCAAAATTTTTATCCATATTAAGAATTTAATTGTTCCTTGTTCTTTTTGTAGTTTTCTAACATCTGTACTTGGTTAACATAACTAATCAATTTCCTTTTGAATAATGGTAAAAGTGTTTCATTTATAGGAAACTCCCCATCACAAGACATTTCAAAAAGAGGTAGTTTTGATTTGTTTTCTATGTTCCATTGACTAAATGTATTTATAATTTTTGTAATAGTCAAATTATTTTTCTTATCTGAATAAATTAAATTAACCAAAGTTTTACTTTCAGGAGATTTCTTATTTACTGATTTTATATCGTATTCCCACATATAATACATTTCGTCTTTAGGGTTAATATAATAAAAGTAACCTTTTTTAGTTAAGATCTCATCTTTATTTTTCTTAACTTTTAATATGATACTATCAAAAACTATTTCCCAAACTGATTTGGCAATGTTGAAATATTCTAACATTCTTGGGGCACTATATGATAGTATTTTTGTGAACTCACCCATTTCTTCACTTTCTAAAGCGGGTATTTCTTTTATTTTAAGATCTTTAACAAGTAATTCATCATCTATGGTTGAAAATTTCTTATCTGTGTAGATAATTTTCTTGTCCTTAATTAAGGTTTGGATATTTGCCAGGTGTAATGACAACTCAATGAAACTTGGATATAGTTCCATGTTGTCTAATTTTTCTCCCATTTTTTGGAAGTATGATAATAATTTGTATTCCTTGTGTTCTTGATCAATAGGTTTTTCAAACATCCATTCGGTGTTCATTAAAAACTCTATTTTTTTCTTTCTTCCCATTAATCATAAACATAATAAAATTTTACTATTCTGTAAAGATATTAATCAATTCTAAAAACAATATAAGTGTTATCATTTATTTCAATTTCATCATACGTACCATCATAACTAGACAACACACCATAATCAGAATCATTTACCAAATCTTCTTTTAAAGATCTAAGATTAATGAATCGATCATATTCTATACCATAATCATCTAACCATCTAACAGGATCATCCTTTATTTCATCAACTTTTTCTTCAACTTCTCTTTCCACATCATCCTCATCTAAATCACCATCTGGATTATCTTTAATGTCTTGGATTTCGTAATCAATGTCATTTATTCTATCTTCAATTTCCTCTTTTCTTACAGACATATCATCATTCATCTCGTCCCAATCCACATCCTTATACACAGGATTTTTAAGAGTTGGTGTATCGTTTAATAATACTATTTGAGTATCATCTGAATTTTTAATATAATTTACTTTATTTCCCGCACCATCAGTAAATTCCCAATTATTATCTCTATTAACAATAAAATTTAATGGTGTTATTATACCATAAAATAATAACGACATTTCGGCAATTAACACTAATTTCTCAGAATTTAATTCTTCAATTTCAAATTCTTGTTGTCTAGATAAATCTCTATTTACATCGTAATTACTTGGATCTTCATATATCCATTCTCTTATTGTGTCTTCAAAATAATCGGCAACGTCATCACCATCAATATGATAAGATAATGTATTTTTATCAAAATTACTTAAATCATCAACCATATCATCATAATATTTTTCAAGAGAATCATCAGCCTCATCCATTGTTCCAACGGCATATCTGTTTCCATTAGTGTCGTCATGTATAGATTTAAATTCATTCATTTCAAAAAATGAACCATCCGGAACTAATCCATAAACATCATTATCTTTACCTTCTAACTCGTCTATATCGTATTGTAATTCATCATAGTCATTGGTTAACTCATCAACTACATCAGCATCCGTTTCTACTTCTATTCTATCCTCAAGTTCTTTTAATCTTCTTTTTAACCCAATTAATTCTTCCACCTCAGCGTATGATAACTCATCAATTTGACCTTCTCCAACCATATAATTAAAAACAGCATGAGCCATTTCACCCTCAGTATCGGTATTCATTAAATCCCATACGTCATCTATTCTTCTTTGATCTGCTAAATTCTTTTCTTTTTGTTTTCTACGCCTTTCAATTTCCTCAGCATATGGTGTACCATAATAAGTTCCAAGAACACCATATTCAACACCCTCTAAACTTTTTATATTTGTATGCCTAATATCTAACTGCCCACTTATTGCCAATTCACCCAAACTTTTAATAGGTTTGCCGGCCAAATTTAAATTACCAACAACCCTAAGTTTTCCTTTTCCTCTAAACATAGGTAGGCTTGGAATCGCGTGTGCGTGGTTACCAACAGAGGACAATAATTTATAATACTGTTCAGGTGTAATGTCATAATAACCTTCTTCACCTTCAGATTGCTCATTTATAATATTCTTAATTATTTTAATTAAGTTACTTTCCGTAATTTTTACAACTTTTGACATACAACAATAAATATTCAATTATTTACAAATATAATAATCTTTAGATATTTATAGGTAAATAAACCTAATAAAAACAAATGATTATGGGATGCGGATGTAAAAAAAATCAAGCACAAGCGGCACCTCAACCACAAGCACAACCTCAACCAGCACCACAAAATGCTACGGTTCAGGAATCTGTGAAAAAAATTGTTGAGAAATATTACAAGAATAAGTAATAGGTGTTAAGCTAATTGTTGAGGTGGAGAATTCTTTTTCCACCTTTTTTTATATTTATTAATTAGATATGGACTTAAGACAAATTATAGAAAATTTTAATAACGGTGATTGGGAATATGTGTCACCGATTTTTAATCGTAAAATAACAACTTTTTTAATATTTTTAAACGCTAAAAATCTATTAGATAGAATTGATATTAATCAAATACCGGAGGATGAATTTCCTGAGATGGATTTTTTGGATTCTTTAGGTATTTTAGATAATTTAGAATATAGATCAGTTCCTGATTGGGCCTCAAATAAATTTCTTTTATATAAGTTAGAGAAAACTCCAACAGAAACTTTGGCATTTATTTGTGATGACCTTTTATCAGACGTTGAATTAAGGGGTGAGGATTATTACCTTCGTTTAGTAGACCGAGAAGAATTATCTCAATTTTTTAAAGATTATGGTAGAAGTACTTCTCCCCGTGATGTTGCAAAATCAGTTTTAGCGGAAGATGAGATATTTGAACCATATTGGGACACAACTAATGATGTATATAGTGACGTTATTGAAGTTTTAAATAAAGAAAACTTAGAGGTTATTTCACATTATATAATTGAACGTATCGGTAATCAAGTTTTATCAATTGATGATTATGAAACTGAATTTTTTGATAATATTTCAAATGAATCAGGTGAATTTACAATTACAACGGAAAATATAAATGAATTACTTAGAGATGAAGAATCAATGAAATTACTTCTTAATGATGATCTCAATGATTTAAAACATGAATTATACTCACTTCACAATAACTCATATAACAGTGCTTATGAAAACGAAGTATATGGAGATGTTATGTCAGAATTAGAAAGATTATTTGTTGGTAATATAATCGAAGAACAGTCAACAAAGAATGATAGAACTTATCATACCCCATATATTAAAATACGAGATTTTTATAATGACGTAAACAGATTTCTTAATACATTTGAAGGTTCAGGATATAACGAAGATAACCTTGAATATCACGGATCATATACCGAGATGATTAAACATTTAATGGATGATGGTGAAATGGAATTTTTAGATTTTAGAATACCAGATTATCCTGACCACCGTGAAGTTGAGAAGAATATAAATGATATGTTATCAGATTATATTTAACTAAAAATCATTAACTATTTAGATATTCATTTAAAATCCATATCAATTGTAAAAAAAAGATATGAGGTTAATTAATAAAAATTCAAAAAGAGGCATTGTTAATTTATTTGCCGATTTCATTTTATCTAAAATTGATAAGAATGAAAATTCAATAATACAAGTTTCAGACGTAGGATCTTTTTATGTTATCAATGGTATAACCACAACCGAAACATTTTTAGATATAAATTTAATAAGAGATGAATTTACGGAAAAATTTCAAGGCATCTTAACGTCGTTGGAAATAAAATCACTTAATGTTATTGATATTATCAAATATAATCAAGAAATTGGTAACATTGAGAAGGGATGGGTTAAGGTTAATAAAATCCCATTCATTGAGGAACCCGAACCTTTAAGTGAAATATCTATCAATTCTGAATTCCCTTATGGTCACAGTTTAAATTGTGGTAGATTAATGCTTTACTACACCCACTATATGTTTAACCAAATGTATAGCACAATTATGACAGATGAGGTCCAATTATTCTTCACAAGAAAATTAAATGAAGATGAAGATTTTAAGATTAAAGTTGTTCCCAAATCAGGGTTGGATAAATCTATCATCAAATCTTTAATATTAGATCTATTTGACTTTGATTTAGAGAACTTTAAAACTAAAGTGGAGGGTTATGATCTAATTCAAGATATATTAGATCCTACAGGAGAAAAACCATATTTAATTCAAGATAGATTAGAGGACGTTATCGTCTTCTAATCCATCTTCAAAAAATTCTCTAATAATTTTAGCCCCTTCGTTGATGTCTTCAAAATCTCTATCAGGAGCAAATAATCTAGTTGTTGGGTTATGCTCAGGAGATTCTATTAACATAAATGCCGGAACAAATTCATTTTCGGTAACTTCAACAAATAAGTTATATTCCTCTTCATATTCGTGTATATCACGATCCACATATTCAATACCCTGTTTGTCTAACATTTCTTTCAACATATGACAAAACGGGCATTGTTTCATCGTAAAAAGTACTACAACCTTATCCATTGATTAATTCGGTTAACATACTTTTTAGTTGACCTTCGTTTAACATACCGACCTTTGTTTCAGTCACTTCACCACCATTGATAACTTTAATAGTTGGGATACTTCTAATACCTAATGAAGCACCAACTTCTCGGTTCATATCAACATTCATTGTATACATTTGTACATCTGAAGTATTCTCATTTGAGATTCTTTCAAAGATTGGCTTCATCATTCTACATGGCCCACACCATTCTGCCCAAAATTCAATAATTAACTTTTCACCTTTGTTAATTTTTTCTTGTAAATCTACACTCGTAATTTCCATTTTTTTTACTTTAATTTTAATAAATTTTTTATGAAGAATTTTACCTCTTCTAATTGATCAACATCATAATAAACTCTAACATTAAAATTTAACTCCGTTGATGTAATCTTAGATAAATATATGTAAAAGCCAGATCTATGTTTGAATATTCCCTCATTAAATTTAATTTCCCCATCGTATTCATCACCATTAAGATATTCAATAACAAATTCTTTTTGAATAAGTAACTCAGGAGTTAAAATGAGATGACTATTAACTTTTATAACACCATATAATTTTTGGTATCTATTCTTAATAATCTCCAAAAAATCTTTTTCTTTTGTAAAATAATTATCTTCCATAATCTAAAAAAATGGGGTCCGTAGACCCCATAATATTTACAACATAGCTTCAGCCGTTTCCCAAAGTTTTGTATTCACATAGTTTAAAGATGCAATATTTTTTAAACTTCGTAAACTTGACTTTCTACCAGTTTTTGTTTTATACTCAATACCTCCACGAACAAATTTTTCCTGTACAAGGTTGAATGTTGTCCATAAATCATCTCCCGAATCTTCTTTTCTCAAAGGGGTTAAAATATCTTCAATATTTAATTCTGCGGGAACAGATCCAATAGACCATCTAAATTTAGATGATTGTTGAACAAAATCAATCTTTTCGTCAATTGATAAGATTCTATCCATCATTTTACCAACTGAATGTTCAATCTTAGGTAATTTTTTAGCAAAATTTTCACTTAATTCTTTAACCTCATCTAAAGTAAAAGAGTTATGACGAATATTAAATCTTTCTGCAACAGATGCCGGAACAACAAGTCCGTTACTACAAACCAATCGGTAAAGGCCAGCCCCTAAGGAAAACCCTGAAGTACCATTGTGTGAGTTACGAACAATTGCCTCAACTAGTGTATCCCCAACTTTTGGTAGTTGTCCATTACGGAATTTAACTTCATGTAAAGCATGAATCCCTTTTCCAGTTTGACTAACAGATGAGACATCCCACCCCTCTCTTTCAAAATACTCAATAACCTGATCGGTAGGTACGAAAGAATACTTGTTAGATAATTTGTTTGATGGTTCTGTTGCGAACACTGAAGGTGCCGCTTTTTTGATTAATTCTGGTGTGTATAACATAAGTATAAATTTTAATTACCCTACAAAGGTAATACTTTTTTTTAAACCTACAATACTTTTTGAAAAATTAATTTAAAAATATGTCACCGAATTTTGTTTTCATGATATGTTGTTCAATTTTTTCAATTGATCCTAACTTTTCCGCTAATTCAGGAGCCTTTAATTCTAAGACAATATCTAAAATTTGTTGTTTTGTTAAAATAAAGTCATCCCCATTTTCAACATTTTCTAACGACTTTTCTTTCATTTTTTGAAAGAACTCATCTTTTTGAGCCGTCCCAACTAAATCCATAAAGTCAGATGGATTGTTCTCAAAGAATGTAATCATCTGACTTATGTAAATCTCAACATCTATGTTTTTCATATTTTTATTTTAAAATCCTGACATTCCAGTACAATGTGTTTTCATATCTTCAGGGAAGTCAACCATCGTTATACCATTTGACTCATACATATGCTCCTGTAATTTTTCAGGTATATAAATATTCGGATCAGATCCCTCGGTTGAAAAGAACTCTAAACAAGTTAAGTTAGCGATGGAGTCAGGTAATCTATCTAATTCTGAATTATTTGAAAGCATTAAAAATGTTAATTGTTTTAAATCTCCAATACTTTCAGGAACTGACTTTATCATGTTACTAATTACTAATGATTTAAGTCCTTTAAACCTACTAATTGAAGATGGTAAGTCAATAAATACATTATCGGATGATGAATTATCTATATTAAGGAATTCAGTGGTCTCAGGAATAAGTTCAAAAAAATCTTCAAAACCAAATAACGCAATTAATTTAGACGCATCATCTTTAGGGTATTCTACTTGAACATTTCTCTCTCCGCTCTTGTCACTCACAAAATTAAATTCTTCAACATATTTTCTTTTTAACTGTCTAAAATATGGTCTCATTTCACTACTTTTAATTAACTCAATATCACTCGGTGTTAATTCCTTTAAAGTTTTAGTAAGTAATTTTTCTTTTTTCTTTGAGACATAATATGACATTGCTCCATCTTTAAGAACTTTAACCATACCTCCACTTAATTCAGACCCAAGACCAATATATTTCTTTTGTAGTTCCTCAGGAAGGTTACCAAAAATTACATCCCCATTAGACATATTTCGGAAATCAGGTCCTCTTAATTCCATCCATAACTCAACTTCCTCAACACTACCTAATTCTTCAATAGGATCCGTAGTTGTAAGGTTGTATGATTTATATCTTTGCATTTTATCTTGATCCTCCGCCGTAAATGGTTTTGGTTCAAGATATTCTTTTTTACCTTTTAATGCCGGTACTTTTCTAATAATTTCATCCCAATCAATTGTTTGTCCACCAGAAAATTTACCTGAATTCGTTCCGTCTGCTAATCTCATATCACCATATCTATCAACAAGGACAACAACAGCATAATTAACATCTGATTCAGGTAAGTTTTTACTTATAACATAATATAATGTTAAATTTTGATTCAATCGATAATTGTAGTAGTAGTTACTTGATCCTTCCCAAGACGTACACCATCTTCTATCAGGGGCATATTTTTTTCTAATGTTAATACATTTTTGTTTTTCATCAGGAGCAAAAATTAATATATCATCATCCTCATAAGTAACATTAACATCTTCTAAATCAATATCAGGTAAACTATACTCATCCTCACCCATTGGTGTGTGACCATCAACAATGTGTTCAAACTCATCAAATGTCATAAATGCACTTAACTTAGCATTTAATGGAATGGATTCAAAATGTCTAACGAATCTTTTTACTCTTGGTAGAATAACAGTAAGTGGATCATCATCGGGATTATCCTTCATGAATTTTTCAGTCATTCTTTTTGTTAATTCATTTTCCCCATTCTCATTAAACCTACCAAAAAATCTGTTAACAGTGTCATCTAATTGTGATGGTGTAAAATCAGTAACTTCTTTTTTGAATAATCTTTGTTCAGGAAATAATGTTTTTAACTCAAAATACTTCTTGATATTTGTTTTTACTAACTGTAAGTCAGCACCTCTGTGTTTAGTGACAAATTCTTGCGCAATACCTTCAAGATCTTTTTTGGTTTTTTGTTTTGTGGATTTATCGGCAACTAATTGTTTTAACCTATCATAACTATGTTTGAAAATATCCTTATCCTGATTATCAAAAGCACTTTTAAATCTTTCAAAATCAGATATGACTTTCTTTATTTCATCTTCACTATCCTCCGTCTCTTTTGAGAACTTATCCAATAATTTTTTTACCGTGGATTCCGGATATTCTAATAATATTTTCTTAACGTTAACGTTTTCTTTTACAATTTTTGACAAAAGTCCAACTAATTCCATATTGAGTTTTTTTAATATAAATATCTAAGAAATAAAAAAAATTAATAATTCATTATAAGTAATTCCTCACCCATATTTTGTTTCTCACCTTTCTTTGCCGAAGCCGCTTTCGCAAATTCTTTCATTTGCCAAATATACTCATTTTTTGGGAACCATTCCGATAAAATTTCAAAATCATAATAAGATAATGAAAATTTACCCTCAATATCCTTAAGATTATTTGCCAACCTTTCATGATCCTCTCTATCAAAATCGTGATTAGAATAATAGTTCTCAGTTTTCCAATATGGTGGATCAACATAAAAATACGTCGTTGGGGAGTCATATTTATTTATTACGTCACCAAAATCCATATTTTCTACTTCAGTAATCTTAAGAAAATGTTCAATCCAATCAGGTTTTGATAATTTATCTCTAAAGGTAAGATATTTTGATTTATACTTACCTTTTAAGTCAATAAAACTTGATGTTTCTGGTTTTGACCCACTAAATACTTGTGTTAATATGTAAACATATTTAGCGGCAACCACATAATCCGTATCACCAACTTTAAAATCTTTATTAAAGATTTCGGATTGGAATGAAATAAATTGTTCCTTATATATAGGGTCCGTTACCTCTTCTCCTTTTTGTTGACATGGAATGTTATTTATTTCTTCCAATAAACGTTCTGAATTTTGGACACATTTAAATAAATTATAATTCAAAGGATTGAAATCATTGTATACAACTCTTTTTAACTTTGGGAATTGTTTAAGGTCCATATTAAAGAAGCACCAAAACATTCCACCAAACGTCTCCACATACGTTTCCATATCTTTATCATAGAAAGGTACAATCCACTTTCCAATTTTACTTTTTCCCCCAATGTATGATAGCATATTTTTTTTATTGTAAAAATAATAATTTTATGTTTATATGTCAATCAATAATATTTATTATTAATAAAAAAGAAATTATGGAAGAAGATATGAAAACTGAAGCAACACAAGTAACAGGATGTAGAAAATGTAACCAAACATCGGGTAAAACACAAAAGTTTGTTTTTATTGCCGGCGGATTAGTTTTCGCATTATCAATTTATGGTTTAGTATCCTTAATATATGACATTAAATCTCTATTTTAAGACCTATTATACTTAAGATATTGATTAATTAATAAATCACCTTGTGGTTGGTATTTAAATCCCTTACCTTTAACCCTTAACGGCATTGAGGTATCTATATTATTAGGGAACTTAATATTCATTACCCCATCAGGATGAGGTACATCAAAAGATCCTTTTTGAAAATCTTCAATACTTAAAAATGCATTATAGACTAAATTTGGTCCTGCCTTTTCAAAGTTACCTTCATTGATAGCTCTAATTCTTATGACTAAATTACCGTAACCTCCATTTCTATAATCACCAAGACTTTGTAATCTTAAAAACTGACCATCATCAATACCATGAGGTAATTGTATGTCCACAGTTTTTATTTCATTTTTAGCACCTTGACCTCCACACGCATAACAAGCGGCGGTTGTTATTTTTCCAACACCGTTACAGGTGCCACAAGCAACTTGAACAATTTGTATAAACATACCCGACCCCATTTGTTTCACTGTGAATCCTTGACCACCGCAAGTATGACATACTTTCTTTTCCCCACCAGTACCATTACAAGGATCGCATTTACCTTTTCTATTATAAGTTATGGTTTTCTTTCCTGATCTGTAAGATTCCAAAACACCAACATTAACATCTATAACGGTATCGTGAACTCTGTTTTGTTGTCTACGATTACCACCAAACATATTGTTTATCATATCATCCATAGATGCTCCACCAAATCCACCCATATTAGCAAATGGGTTATTTTTTTGTTGATCATATTGTCTACGTTTATTTTCGTCACCAATAGTATCATATGCCGTTGATATCTTTTTAAACTTCTCTTCATCACCTCCTTTGTCAGGGTGATTTTCTTTAACCAATTTTCTATATTCTTTTTTAATTTCGTCTTGAGTTGCCGTTTCACTAACACCCAACACACTATAATAATCTTCCATATTTATTTTAACTTGTTTACACTTATATTTAACAGATACATAATGATCAAAATGGATAACTATATAATCGTATTGTTTAAAAATAAAACAAAAAAGAAAATTATCAAGAAATTTAAGACATTTGATAGAGCAAAAAAATTCTACGATAATTTACTACTAGAAAGTCAATCAGTTATTTTTGGTACCAAAACTGAAAATGGTAAACCTTGTGAATATGAAATAGGATTTTTAGAAAGAGTTATTTCTCATAGACCATACTTTGTCAGAGATAAATTTGGTAGACAAATTAAGGTTGATCTTGAAGATCCTGATTTTAATATAACTATTATTAATGAATATAGTAAAGAAGAATTAATTTATGATGTTAATAAATCAAAAAGAATAACCGTACCAACTATGTTAAAACAATATCTACCCAAAGTTGGAGTTAAATTGGTTTCTAAACTCAATAACAAAATTGTAATACAAAACGATGATAAAATATTTCTTTTTTCACTTAAAAGTGAAGATGATTGTGATAGGTTAATGGATTGTCTCTCTTCACATATGTTGAATGAAGGAAGGATTGATTGTATTTTGGTAAAAGATTCATCTAAAGATCAGAAGAAGTATATGTATGATCTTTTATCAGAGAATGGTTATTCTAAATCAGTTCTTTACCGTAGATTTACCACCTACAAGAGATAGCAATTTAGAAAAAAATCCTTTTTGTTTTTTTTCTTCTTTAGGTGGTTCCGGATCTTTAAATGTGCCATTTAATATAAACACCACATCAACACCAGATAAATCTATTTTAAATTGTGTAAATCCTTGGTCAATTTGTCTAAAATTTGATTGGACTTTTTTAAAATCATTGTATTCTAATTCAAAGATTATAACACTTTTTCCATTAGGGAATAAAGTTTGAGTTGCATCTGTTATCAACGCTAAATTCTCAATTATCCCATCAATACTTTTTTGATTTTCTGCCATATCGTTAATTTAACTTCCTCTTGGATAGGAATTATATCTTCTTTTTTTATTTTTTTAATTTGGTTAATAAAACGATTTTTTTCATTAATCAAATCAACTTGATCTTTTTCAATTTCACTATTGAGCCATTGTTGCATTCCCTCCAACCGGCTTGATGGTTTCTTCTGAGTCATCTAATTTAATTTTTTCTTCGGTGATTTCAAATTTTAAGGCTTGTAAATTGCCCAAATTTTCTTTTTCAAACATTTTCTTCAATTCATCAACTTTCAACTGAAACAATCTTTCTTTCTCTTCTCGTTCTTTGTTGTAAGCAATAATATTTTTTATATTTGATATAATCTCATCTACTAACTTTTCATCAAATTCAGAAACAAATGAGAAAAATCTATAACCTTGTTTTGATTTTTCATTTTCCACTATTTTTTCTTCATTGACATATTTTTTAGGTAGTTTCCAACTCTCTGGAAACTCAATGTCAAACGATAGGTATGTTTTTAACTTTCTAACCGATTGTAAATATGGAAATAATATTGTAAATTCCTTAAATAAGCTCATTTATACTTGTATTAAATATGTTATTAAATAACTTAATGCCAAACCGTTGAATAGAATCTCCCTACTACTTAGAACCATTCTTTCAGGGTTAGATTGTAGTAAGGAGATAATAAATTTGAACGTCGTTCTCACCAATAAGATTGCCGAGAAAACAAAAACAAATAAATATATTGTATTAATATTAGTCATTTTTTCTTGTTTCCAAAATCTCACCTCTAAGTGTTTGTAACAACGCTTTCAATTCTTGTGATGTTTTTCTAGCACGTGTACCAGCGCTTTTGTTACCACCGTAGAATTTCGTAACATCAACATTTAGTTCTTCCGTTAACGTTTTAATTTTTTCTAAAGTTTCCATTGTTTAAAATAATAATTGTTTATTTTTATATAATCAAATCTAAATCAATAAATCTTGTTTGTAAATACTATAGGAGTATATTTTTATCCAATGACTTGTATATACTTGAGATCATATCTAAATCTGATTTTGTAAAAGGCTTCTTTCTATCAAATACATCACTAAAAAAAGTACCGATAGAATTTTTTATTTTGTCTTCTTTTTGATCATAAAATATTTCCATGAAAAAATCTAAAAAGTAATCGAGATGTTCACCTTTATCGTTGAAGATGATACTTTCTTTGTTAAAATTTTCTATAATTTTTTTCCAACACCATTGAAAGTGATTTTTCTTATCCTCGTCGGTCATGTTGATTTTTGTTTCGGTCCCATTATTATCATCACCTAAATATGTTTCAACTATTAAGTAATATAATGAAAATGTGAAATCATAATATAAATCCATCTTTTCAGGAATTATATTATTAATCCTAAACCAAATATCAACATCCTCAGGTTTCATCGGTTGGGTTATATAGTTAAAAAAATTCTCCATAGATTGTGTCTATGGAGAAATTATAATAAAGATATGTTATATGTAAATTATTGAGTTCTTTGGCTGTATCCAATTAAACTTTTCATTCTATTAAACTCTTCGTTTAATTTTTCTGTTTTTTTATCAACACTCTCAAGTTTAATATTAACACCACTTCCTGAGTTCTCACCCGTACCATCAGTTACAGGTTGTTTAGATTTTCTATATGCAGTTTCTTTAGCTTTGTGGAATTTTTTAGCCTTTTGTTTTTTAACTAATTTTTCACCTAAATCGGTTTCTACCGCATTAGCCCACTCAGGGTTATTACCAGTTCTTGATGAACCTTTGATGTTATCTTTTACCCAATCTTCGTCGTATTCAATTTCTTCAGGAACTAAATCTTCCATTCCAGGACTCATATAATCTTCTAAAAACTCTTTTCCATTATCAGACATAACATATGCCTTTTTACTCATCTTTTCTAGTTCACCGTTACCTTTTGGAAAATGTTTTGCATCAGTTGTAAATTTTTCTTTTGACCCATCTTTAGTATATTCCGTAATTTTCTTAGTAAATTCTTTCATATAATCGTCATTTTCCTTACCCGATCCTTTATGTGCCTTCTCATACGCTTCTAAACCTGCCGGTGTTTTTCCTTTCTTAATATTATCTTTTTCTTCCATAATAATTTGTTCTATCATATCAACAATTTCACTTTCAGTAAATAATTCAGAATCTTTACCTGATTGTAATTTGTATAATACTTCCTCTTCTAATGAAGAATTATCTGTATATTCTTTATTACCAAGTTTAAATTTACCACCTTTTGGTGTGTGTCTTAACTTATCCGTAAACGCATTACCTTCTTCCATTTCTTTTTCAAACTCTACCTCATTTGTTTCACCTTTCATCATGTCTGAAAGTCTTTGTGCTTCACGAGGATCAACACCCATAACTGCTCCAAGAGCTCCCCAATCTTTATCCATTTTTTCTGCTTCAGGACTCATAGTTGATCTTTTTTCACGAGGTTGGTTTTCTGCAGGTTGTGGACTTTCTTTTCTTTTTCTAAATTCATTATCCATAGCTTCCATATCAGATCTGTGCATCATTGTATGTGGGTCAAAATCT